AGCTGGTTGATCTGTGTGGGCGAGCCCTTACAGGTCACATTTTTGTTGACGAGAGTTTGGAGGGTGGTCGTGCGACACAGAAGACCGGGCAACTTATGGGTTCAATCATAAGTTTTCCGTTCCTCTGTATGGCCAACGCCGCCGCCTGCCGATGGTCTTTAGAGATCACCGAGAAGCGGAGGATCCTTTTGAAGGATTGCAGACTCCTGGTTAATGGGGATGATAACTTGGTCGTTACCGAGTACAGCGTGTACAACATGGTGTGGGAGAAGGTTTGCTCCGTGTTGGGTCTGGACAGTAGTCCGGGCAAAACATATTTCAATCAGCATTTCGCCGAGATCAACTCGAGGCGGTTCGTCTTTGAGGATGGACGCTGGTTGGAAGTGAAGTTCCTTAATGTAGGTCTGTTGCACGGACAGAAAAGATCATCTGCAAGAAGTGATTCCCCTTCTGGTCCAAATCGTTCGTTAGGTGAGATAGCTGCAGCTTATAATGAGCTGAGTGATAGTTGTCCCGAAGAAATTCGAGATCGCGTTCTCAAGAGGTTTCTCTACCTCAATAATGATGATTTGAAACGGTTTAGGGGGTCGTGGTGGTTGCCCGCTTACGCGGGTGGTCTCGGTATGAGACGTCCACCGACTTACTTTGATGGTCAGGTTCTTACCGTCATTCGCTGTTTGCTGAACCTAGGATACGAGTCCCGGGCTTGGCCCACTCCGAAAGAATGGTTTACTTGGGATTTGGCGAAGGATCTCCTCTTGGAGAAATGCCCTTTGCTTGCCCAGTACCCCTATTCGCGCGCCCTCTATGATCATGATTATGATCTTGAGGTCGAGAATCGGAATGTAACGAAATCTCTTGTTCTTGAGGCCTTCTTTACGAAGCCCCTTAAGGATATCTACCCCAAGCATTTACGCTCGGTAGTAGAAAAGGAGAGGAGAGTGATGGTACACAACCACAAGCTGTATGAAACAGCATGTGGTTTGGTCCGTGTAGAAACGCCGGCGGTGCCTTCGCACGACTTCTATCTTGAACCTTGTGTTCGATGGTATAATGTTGTCGAGGCCAGAGTATAAAGTTTCGAACTGCCCTCCAGGAAGGAGAGCTGCTTTAGGGTCCTGGAACCACCCGACTGTCAGTTTCCTGTTTGGCA